TCATACATACTTAATACCCATATCCGTTATATGAACCCGCACCATAACCAGGTGTGTATCCTCCAACCCAACACTGATTATTCCAAGAATACCAACCTCTTTGACCTAATACTAAACCACCCGCTCTCATCTTTTCAGTTGGACTTGCCGGTTGAAGACCATTGGATATTTGGTAAGTATAAAATGGCACAAATAGATTTTGGTTCCAGTATAACCAATCGTTCGCTCTCTGTGAGTAGTGAGTAGCCAAATCCTCCATTTGGTTCTTCAAGGTTCTCCAAAGTGCTAAATCAGGTGGGTTTGAGAACTCACTATTCTCTTGTTGAATACCCCTGTTCGCATACTTGGCAAGTAGGTTGTTTGTTAAATAAACTCCCGTCCAATATACCACTACATTCTGTAGGTAATCGTCCAATAACTTTTTCCAATTCGCATATTGTGGTTGGTTAATATCACCTGTGGTGATTAACCTATTCATCTCGTCAAACATTCTGTCTCCCAATAGGTTCATAATGTTTATCAAGTGAGCCTGATTTAGAGCGGGTTTGATATTACCACTCAACAAAGAATAGTCAATCGGGAGGTTCTCCCTGATATAACTTTCATCTACATAATACACATAAGCCATTAGGAAGCGAAATTAGGTATAACAAGTTTATTAACAATCTTTACTGGTCTGTTATACTTCAACGACAACAGATTTTCTAACGACTGATTGATTTTTTTAAGGGCTGGTTTGATTACCATTTCCATCATATGCTTCGTAGCCACAACCAACTCATCTGCGTTCTGTGAAAAAGGATTTGAACCGAATGTTTGAATACCTAACAAAAGTGGAGAACTAATTTGGTTCGCAGTTAAAATGGACTGAACGCACATTTGTAATACCTCTGTGTAGAATGTATCGTTTGCTGTATTTTGGATTGGAATAATCTCTGGCTTACCTTCAGGTGTATCACTAAAAGAAAGCATTATCTTCTGTCCGTTTTTACCCTGATATGACCTTAATAATTCCTCATAGACGATTTCTTTTTCCTCTGGTGTAGGAGAACCTACCAAAGACACAAAAAGGTTCGGCATAAGTGAAGTGCTTAGGTTGGATTTATGCCAACTAAAAACTTCCGCCTCAATCACCGCAGCGTTTATACCCGATTGATAAGGGGTTACTGGGTAGTGTTCGTTGTCGCTTGGTGAGTAGTTTTTCCAGTAATAAATCTGTCTTGCTTCACCTCGTCTATCAAAATCTAAACTATGGAACTTGATAATCTTTTTATTCTGTTTCGGTAGTTGCCATTCTGTAGAATAAAAGAACCAATCCAAATCTCTATCGTGGTCGTCATATTCTCTTTTACCTACACGAATATTTTGAAATGGTAGGTGGTAGATACTCTCTACGGAAGTATTCTCACGATTAGGGATTGTTTCTGTAGCCCAACCACCGAAAATCCAATAGTCATAAACTAATTTGTAATATAGTTCAGTAAGGGTCTCATACTTATTCACCATCACATTACCCATACCTTCAATCTCAACACCATCTCCAATAGACATATTCACCTTACTATCAATAGCGACAGAAAGGACTGGTGATGCTTCTTTTACTTGTAAAAGGAATTGGGGGTAATCGTTATTCACATTACCCCAAAGAACATACGGCTTATTTTTTGTCTCAATCTCAACATTCTCACGGACATCTAATCTGTTGATACGATAGTCAATCGTGAATGACTTGAAATTGGAGTTTGATTTGTTTGTATTGAAATCCATATTCTATAAATATTATGTTATGGTGTTGATTTGCCCGTCAGGATATAAGCGAACTATTCTGTTATATGATACTCCATCTATAAAGACAAATCCACCCACATAGTAAATCTTATTATTACTATCAGTATAAACTACAAATCTTGAACCTTGTGCGTTATATGTTGTTGATGGGAATACAACACCTATATTTGTCTCAAATGTAGTATCATCTAAACCTGTATTGTAATTTACTCTTTCAATTCTGGCTGCTGATTGAGTATTACCAACATAAATCCAATCATTCGCTTCATCAAAATACAACATAGGTGTTGGAACACCAGCAGCGGATAATGGATTTGGGAATGGGATATAAACCCCAAGTTCGCTAAACTTAGCAACTCTCAAAACTGCGGTGCCATTTATAGTTTGATTACCTAAAGCAAAGATGTATTCTCCGTTGTCTTGTCTCTGTCTTATCTGTGTATTAGCAATACTCGCTCCTGTTCCCCAAAATCCAGTATCAGTATAGGTTGTTCTCTCAATCTCAAGTAATCTATTTGCTGTTATACCATTATAGGTTGTAAATGCTCCTGTAATAACAAGATTAGCATTTCTGTTGATGATAATATTAGAAGCGGTGTTGTTGAAGGCGGCACCTGCGAATGTTGCTTGTAAATTACCCGCACTATCAAAATGTGCTATTCTGTTTCTTGTGTTGCCATTTATGGTTGTAAATGCCCCGACAATATAAACATCACCACTCACACTATCCACAACAATATCAAAAATAGAACCATTTAAGGTTTGAGTAGGCCAAACATTCAATCCTGTTGCTTTATCTACTTTAATGATACGACCTGGTGCGGTGCTCCAAGTTCCTACAACATAGATGTAATTACCTGTTTCATCATCAACAATTTTATTCACACTACTTATGTTTGTAAGTGTTGAACTTATACCTGAATTAAATGTTAAATCAATTGCTCCTGTAGTGTCTAATTTAACCAAAGCACCATTACTGAATGTTTCATTATAACCATAGAAATTACCACCCACAAAAATATCATCATTACTATCTACGAATATTGCTTGAGCCGTAGCATCAAATCCTTCACCGATATTAAATGCTGGTATAGTTGGACTTGGAGTAATCGTTGGGGTTGGTGTTGGTGTGGTTGTTTCTGTTGGGGTAATTGTTGGAGTAGGCGTCAAGGTAGAAGTCATCGTAGGAGTTGGAGTAGGTGTCTCCGTTGAAGTTATAGTCGGGGTTGGTGTTGGAGTTTCTGTTGAAGTAATCGTTGGGGTAGGTGTTGGAGTTTCTGTTGAAGTAATCGTTGGGGTAGGTGTTGGAGTTTCTGTTGAAGTAATCGTTGGGGTAGGTGTCGGGGTTTCACTTGCGGTAATCGTTGGAGTTGGCGTAGGTGTCTCACTCGCAGTTGGGGTCGGTGTTAAAGTTGGGCTCGCAGTTGGCGTTGGTGATACACCAGCACCCGCAGCATAGTAAATCACATTATCAGCAGTATTACCTGTATTACCTGAATAGTATTCATTTGTCTTATCCCAAAAAGAAAATGCTAAACTATTTAAGACGAGTGGAGATAAGTTTGGATTTAGGTTGATAATACCATTTTGCTCGTGTATCCCGAGCCAAAATTGGTTCAGGTTAGGTAGATGTATATTTACAACAGAAGTCCCCGTAGGTGTAAGATTTTCAGGTAGAGATGGAATTGTTGAAAACTCAAATACATTATACTTCCCGGCATATTGTGAGGGGTAGGTAGATGTAATGTCTCTCGGTATAAAGTTTTTCACATTCATACCTTGCGAGTTCTTTAAGTTCCACAAGAAATTAGGTGTTGAACCCGTAGCATAAGAAACATCAACAAATATCTTATTCAGGGCGTTTTGTTCTATGTATATCATATCTTAAATAAATATCAAAGATTTAAGGTATTTTTGTATAAAATGGAGTATTAGAACTGAAGTAATAAACTCTATCTACAGATAAATCTATCCCTGTGGGAGTTAAATAATTCCAATTTATTAAATCGTTGGAATAAAACATATTATTATTCAAAAATCCTCCTGAACCAAAATATTTAGTTCCATCATAACCTAAAGATTGGCAACTTTCAGGAATTAAACCAACATAAGTGATTGATGATAATGTATTCGCAGTATAAATCCTTGTTCCTGAATTACCAGATAAATAGGCACCTATCACAAATCTTGAACCATCATATACAACATTTGTAGTAGTTCCTGTTATTGTAGTGGTAGTCCAAGTATCGCCATCATCATTACTCCATACTAATTTATCAGCAACAGAACAAATCAGTTGATTATTTTCATACACGATAGTATTAATACCCACCGCACTAAATGTAAAAAAATATGGAACACCACTATAATTTATTCCATCTGTAGAAACTTGTAATACGGGATTTTGATTAGCAGAAGCAAAGATTTTATTATTAGTATTTACGGCATTAAAAAAGGCACGAATACCACCTGTAAATGCGGAATATGCTGTAGTATCACCAGTAAAATTATATCCATCATTAGAATATGCTACTATCTCATCATACGAACCTCCACCCTGACCCAAAGCGAAATATTGACCCTTGAAATATAACATATTCATCCATCTACCACATAAATTACTCAAACTCGGTATAAGTTCCCAATCTTTTCCGTTGTTAGAAAAACTCATTAAAGATAGGTTAGGCTCATCACCTCCAGCATATATCACATTATCAATTTCATTAAAAATTGTTATTGTTTTTGAAGGATTATCAACTAACAAATAATCAAAACCATTTCTTGAAAAAAAAGTTTTTGTTTCACCATTATTTATATTAATGGTTTGTATTAAATAAACTGGACTTGGAAATAATACTTGTGGAGCCCAACCCCCAAAATTATATTGGGTGTCGTTGTTGATAAACGCCTCCTCAAGTGATTTAGATAATCTGTTGTCTGCCATAATTTTTAATATCTTGGGGGGTATAGATTAGGTGCTGGTTGTGATGCTACTGCCCTCGCTTGTATATTAAAAATACTATTACCATTTGTAGAGGCAAACCAATTTATACCATCATAGGAATATCCTAATGAGTTCGTGCCGATAAACTCACCAGCAACCCATTTATCACCATTCCAACCAACCATAGAAACCGATTGTGTAAAAATTGTATTACCACTTGTAGAACCACTCCAAGTTATACCATCGGTAGAATATGCTATTCTATTTGTCCCTTGTCCGCCTGCGACCCATTTATCCCCATTCCAAGCACAAGAAAACGAAATATTAAAAAAACTATTACCATTTGTAGAAGCACTCCAAGTTATTCCATCATAAGAATATGCTAAAGTATTTGTTCCAGTACCGGCGGCAACCCATTTATTACCATCATAAGCAACCGAAAACGCTATAAGAGTAAAAATACTATTACCATTTGTAGAAGCACTCCAAGTTATTCCATCATAAGAATATGGAAATCTATTTGTTCCTTGTGCTCCTACTACCCACTTGTTTCCGTCCCAAGCACAACTCCAACCAGCACCACAAAGAGTATTACCATTTGTGGAAGCACTCCAAGTTATTCCATCATAAGAATATGCTAAACTATTTGTTCCTTCACCACCAGCAACCCACATACTACCATTCCAACCAACAGATAAAGCACGAGTTGTGAATATTGAATTACCATTTGTAGAAGCACTCCAATTTATTCCGTCAGTTGAGTAAATCAATCTATTTGTTCCTTCAGTTGCGGCAACCCATTTATCACCACTATACGCTAAACCAACAACACGAGCACTACCACCACCAACTAAAGAATTACCTGATGTAGAGCCACTCCAAGTAATACCATCATAAGAATAGGCTAAATTATTTGTGGCATATCCGCCAGCAACCCATAATTGGAGTGCTGGAGGGTCTGGGAATAGAATTACGGGGACTTCTCCCCCATACTGATAGGATTTACCACCTTGAAAATAAAACTCCTCAAGGGATTTAGTTTTAATGAAACTCATAATCTAATCTTGTATGTAAGTCATCAATCAATTTATTCACATCTACTTCACCAGCCACTCCCACCTTGAACTCCCTTGTAAAAAGTGTTTGTTTTTCTCTGTAGAAATCTACTACAATAAATATCTGTCCTGTCTCTAAATCCATACGCAAATCCTTAAACCTATAACCATCACAGATGATATACAGATTATCCTTACGAACTTTGAATGGTTTATTAACAGACAACATAGGCTAAAAAAAAGGGGTAAGTTTCCCTACCCCCTTATTAGAATATAACATTCTATTATTCTCTATCAATAGCGATATTAGAATTAGCAGCCAACCACGCAGTAAGCGTAGATGAAACCGACATCTGTGGAACAGAAATCGTAGAGTTAGATGTTAGTGTGATAGTGTATAATTGACTATCTCCAGGTAGAGAACCTGATGCGATAGTAGCACTCTCAATAAACATACCTCCAGGAGCAGCCAAGAAATACTTTCCTGTCTTCAGCTTCACCACAAAGTAGCTCTCTGTATTTTGGACTATTTCCTGATACAAATTGGTTGCTTCTTGTGAAAGACCTGGTATAGTGAAAATTAATTGAGTGTTGTAGGTAAAACCTAAACTCTCAAGGTTGATAGATGTGCTCTCATTTAGAGCAGCAGATGAGTTCCTTACAATATCAACTTTTTTGAACTCAAGACCCGAAGTTGAACCCGTAAGTCCAACCACTTCTCCAGTACCAGAATAAGAGATAGTTGATAAAGAACAATCAGTAGCACCAGTACCAGGAGTTAGAACCCAAAGTCCGTCCAAACCTGGTACATTATTTACGCAACTTGCGAGTTCAAGACCCGTAGTTATACAGCAGTTATACGACATAATTGTTTAATTTTTTGTAATAATTTTATTTATGTTTTTACTCCAATTAAGAAGCATAAACTACTTGTGATGCGAACGCTACAGCAGCACCCAATTTAGCCGCCAACTTCAATCTAACTTGTTGGAAATCAAGAGAATACCAAGAGATAGGTGAAGTAATATCACTCAACAAATCTGTTCCGTAAAGGAAATTATCAGGGTTAGTTAAAACCGCTTTTCCTGAACCGATTTCAGTAGAAACTGCCATAACATTTGTGAATGGGATTTGAACCATCATTTGCCCATTAGCAAGTGTAGTAGGATTGTAGTGAAATAGATTTTCGTTTCTTAACCCTAATTGAAGAGCCTGAAAATCGCTGTGATTTAGAGCCAAAATAGTAGTAACTGGTTTCAAAGCGTCAGGTAGATTTGTGATGTAAGCATCACTCACAGCAATAGCGTTAGAAGGGGTCATAGCGGTATAATTAATATTCACAACTGAACCTGAAAGAGCAGCACTTTCCAATTGCTCAATAATACCAGAACAACCTGTTTCTGCTACTTCTCCGTTCCAGAATTGACGAGACAAATAAACATTAGCTTTCTTTGAAATATCAGCAGCAAAAGCCTCTTCCATAGCAGCATTACCTTCGTTGTAAGAACCAGGTGCTAATCTAATAGAAAGAATTGTGCGATTTAGCTCATCTAAACACCAACTTTTTTGTATGTTAAATTGGCATACTTTTAATTCAACTTCTGTAAGCGTTATTGTTCCGCCAGAAAACTCACAAGAATTACCTGGTGTTGCGATAGTATCAATCGCTCCTGTTTCAAATACAGGTATTAGCTCCCCGAACTTAATTCCAGGCATCACTTTAAAGACCTGACTTTCGGTAGTATCCATTACGATTTTGTGTAAGAGTTCATCTGCGTTTGCGTT